GTAAACCAGACATCACAGTAAGGTTGGAACCTAGAACTAGGCGTGAAATCAATCGACGCTCAGCGTTCGTACCAACATTGCGAGACATGTGCATTAGCCAATAGTACACAATACGTGAGTACACACCACGATGATGCGCTTCAAAAGAAGAAAAATCAGTTTCCATCACGGGATTGCTCGCAAAGCACCGCTCTAACTTAGAGGGCCAAGTGCTAGGATCAGATCCCTTGACGAAAGCTGGATGTGAGGAGAAAGTTTTCTTATCTATCAAATAGACCAACCATCCAAGCCAAGCCTTCGATGCATCAGAGGGTGAATTGATGACACGCGGGTTCTTGGGCTCTGGATATGGCTCCCTTTTCAGGAAGCTCTTACTGTTCGGCATTTCTCTATCTGTGTAAAACCGATCAACGCGTTCCCGACGAAGCATCTCACGGCGACCCTCATTGTATGGACACCTCGCCAACCACTCTTCTACTCCAACCAACTCACCGGGAGCAAGGGGAACAAAGAAATGTCGAATGAAAGAGGTGGCAAAAGTGTAGAAATCATCGGCAAGTTCAACATGAGGCATGTCTCTTGCGTACCGGTGCATGACACCCGCGACTTGATTTCCAACATCAAGAGGATCAGGAAAATAAGAAATGTACAAGGGCTTGTGAGCGAATGGATCCACAACACACATCGGCCCAATACACGCCACAAAACGATTTTTGATCGATCGTCCGTGTTCGCCGACATGGCGAAGTCGCATAGAAAGTGAATCAGTCGGATGTTGGGTCGTGATGTCAAATTCCCCGACAGTGTAGCCGATAACGAGGTGTCGAGACCCTCGGTCGGCATGAGAAAAGAAGGTAACACATGCTGCTTGGTGAACAACTTCGAAAGCATAACAATGGACAATGCCTCTGACACACCGGTGGAATCAGTGTGGTCCAACCACTCAGGGTGGTTGGCCTGACGTCGGAAGCGGTCATATGAGAGCAGGTTGGTACGCAAAGACATCTTGATGTCTGCAAACGTGGCTACACCCGCTGACAACATCAAAGTGAAATCAACCAACCCCAAATCACGACGGATTATGGGATGATTGCTCAACATAGAGATCCAATTGTTCTGCCGCCGCTGCACCAATGCATTTGCTTGTCGCCAATGAGGTTGATGCAGCAGCTCCGTTTTTCGGTTGAAACCATTGCGTTGATCCAGACGGTCCCGCAATCTGAAATCGAGTTCATCAACCTCCGAAAAAGTGACAACCCATATCTCAACGGGACTATTCTCAAAAACAAGTCGCTGACTGAGCGTTGTTCCCTCGGCGGTGACTGCTCCGAAGAAGAGCTCATCAAGCTCCAAACCAGAAGCAACAACCTGCCTCACGGCTAGCCACAAGCAAAAAGCCTGAAAGACCAAGCCGGGGAAGCTCTGCGCAAGCAACATGTGAACGACGGTGAAGGAGGCTGTTAACAATGTGTGGTTTAACCACTCCTCAATCAAAAACGTCGACGAGAAAAAGAACAACGCCACGCGAATGGGTACACTGGACAATCCAAACAACCAGCAAATCCAAACGACTAGCGTGGTGAAATACGACACAAACGCAGATCGGAGAACCTTAGATGCAAACCACGTCAACGTGGCAGTGGTCGAGGGCTGAGGAATCACACCACGAAGCAGACTATGACGGACGTCTGGGGGGACGTCCATCTCCGCAACGAGATGATGCATGTTTCCTAGCTCACAGACAAAGTAGTACACAAAGGGTTCTCTTGGTGGAGGATGCGGGAGTTGGGGTTGTTCAGGTCCTTCAGGGACAACAACCTCATCACTCACATTTGAGTCCTGATCATGACCAACGAAACGGTTGACACGAAAGGCTCCTGCTTCTGTGGTGATCTCAGATGGGTTGTCATCGATCTCATGCTCTGCATTCGCAACATCCCAGTCCAGATCAATGGCATGCAATGCAGCAGCAACGCCCATGCCTTCAGCAACATTAGCGAGCCACTGTTGCTCATCAACTCTTTCAGCCTCTTGCTCAAGCTGATTTAGGTTGAGAGCCTTTGGAGGGCCAGGGTTTGGCTCAATGCCCTCTCGCTGGAGCTCAAGCTTTGAGCGGTGCTCACGTGCTTTTTGCTCAAGGGCATTTGCTGCATCGTCAATCTTAGCAGCCATCCAAGACATCCACGAACTAGACTTCTCCAAAACTGTGGTGACAACTTGCTCAACATGCTGCTCAAGTTTGGCCTGACCGGC